TACTTATAAGGTTTGAGGGGGCCCGTTCGTAATTGAACCGGTCCGCTCGCGCCGAAGTCAGTAGTGCCTCTCCACCAGCCTACTGGCTGGGACAAGGAATCATGACACTAAAGCCATGGTCCCAAGCTCGTCCAGTTCGGAAAAAGAACTGGATGTTTGCAGTACCTCTGGTAGCCTCTTATAGGTTCAACCCCATAAGAAGCACTCGTAGGCAGACGAACAAGTTGTGCAATCAATAGGCCTAACGGCTCACTGTTGCGCTTCTTGCTGATATTGACGTAACATCGTGAGATGTATCCCTCAATACCATGTCTGGCTTTCTTTGGTGTACTTTCGTCGAAATTACTGACGATTCCACCATCCCCGTAACCAGGGGGGATATGAATATTTCGGTCTCCAATGCTTAGCTGTGCCCGAAGGTACAGCCAGGCAGGAAGAAACCTAACATCACATCCCCAACCAGTTCGCAGGCGCATGTTGGCATAACGTCTTATCGAGTTCATCATAGTGTAGATAACCACACTATGTTGATCCCGTTGGCCCTTCCAAAAGAAGGGCCGGACGTTAAAACCATCAAAGAAATCCATGCCGCAAGATTCAAAAAACCGACCTGCCAGGAAGGTTTTTTGAGTGTTAACATCAAACCCGAGAAAGTTCAATGTCTCGATCAGGATGGGGGCTTTTGCTCTCGGTAATATAATATCATCACCGTAAGCATTAACACCCTTTCGAGTACCGGCAGCGGCTAACGCAAGAGCGTAAAACACTAGTGTTTCAAGCTCAAACGTAAAACCGTTTCCCATGCTCGAAAACTTCTCTAGCTTGAGTTCCTTACCCTCTACCTCGGCGTATTCACTACGCGCAAGATCGAGAAGTGAGGCCCACTCAAACGGGAGGAGTAACCAAACAAGTTCACGGCAAACTGTATCACTTGCCGAAGACAAATCAATTGTCGCCAGGCCGGTTACTAAAGCCGACCCAGCTAACTTTTGATTCCTTGTTTGATCATCGAGATCGACACCAAAGCGCTTCAACTGACGACGGAGCAAAGCTCCGAATCCCAACTGAACATAAATGTTCAGGTGAGGTTCGATAGCGATTATCCTGTCATTTTTAGCATCTTTGGGAACACATGTAATCTTACTAGCAGTCCGTAACGAAATGTCGCGGACAGCAGTCCTCCACAGATGTGGAATAAGACTGTGCCAGTAAGGATACAGTCGAGGCGTCACGTGCAACGAGCCCGTGAATTTTCTTGAAGGAGTTACATTACGTCCGGAAACAGACGTCGTCGCCCCTGGGCCGAACCTAAAACTCCGTTCCGCAAATTGCAATTTGGACCTCGTTAGGGGCCCAAGGATTTGCCAGATGATGTCACGTGATCTTTCGATGACGTGGGAAATCTCTGGTGACACCAATATGGTGCCAGTAACAAATCCGCGGATACGAGCATTAGACTCAGCACAGGACCTCTCTGAGTCAAAGAATTTCTCGAGCGCCGCCTGCCTTCTATCGAAGGTAGTAGGAACTCGAGCATTCTTTCTAAGGATTGACGTAACCAGGTAGTCATCCGCAAAGGTATTAGCATTGTTATAAGAGGTAGGGTCAACTGTCTTAGAGACAAGTTGATTCCACTCCCCATACGACGCTAACATCCAACACGAAAGGCTAACTGGCGTATCAATCGACTCACAGATCTTCAAGTAAGCCTTGCTTTCAATGTCGAACATCGACATAGAGAACTCCTTAACAGGTAGTTCAAACGATGATGAGTAACCTCACCCCATTAAAGGCGAAGCAGTGAATCATGATACATCAGCGTAACCGTTGTATCATTCGGTCGAGCAAGCCAGAAACACAGGCTTGATCTTCCGTCGTTATGGGAAACGCCGCGACCAAGACCTGGAGTAGGAGGGCCACAATAGTTGCATAATGCAACCAAGTGTCCCGCCTGCGACCAGGCCGATGGTCTTCGACGCTCACCCCCATATCGGACTCACGTCAACGACGGTACCCTTGAAGGGTTCCGCCGCTAAACCATTTAGGACGTACGCGAGTAAGTTATCGCGATCGCCCTTAGTGCTTCGATCGGGCAAGACGAACTGGCAATCTGCGCGGAGGATGTAATCCACCACGGCGACGCCGTCAACCGTCTTCGTAACCGGCAGGGAAACCGTGAAGGTAACCCTGTTCGTCGGCCTTGCGGCCGTTGACAACGACGTCCGGCTCTGGATGCGAGGCATCTGAGTCGAAACGCCGGTGCGGTCATCGCGGAAGGTTGCGTTTCCACCCGAGACAAGCTCGGGCTTAAACGTAACTGCCACAGGAGTGGCTGCACCATCATTGATGGTAACATTTACTGCTTCACTCATTGAGTGCTCCAAAGGAGTTGAAAACTACGATTGGAAACCTACCGCTTAAGTTGCGATAGGAGGGCTAAGGCATTAGCAACACGCCCAAGTCCGAGGGAAGGACTGTAACTCGGTAGAGGTGCCTCTGGCAGGTGGTCAAAAACCAACCTGCTATAGGTCTCTTCGGTCGCAGTCTGACTCCCATAAGACGTAAAGGCATTAGCTTTTGTCTTAGTAGTCACAGTCCCATAAGCCCCAAGAACCCCCACGCATGCGTCTAGGCTGTTAAGCCAGTCACCGATCGGAATTAACCAATCGATGACAAACGAATACGGAAGGAGTTCCCAAGCGAGATTTACGGGATTTGTGAAACCCAGACGAGTTGAGATAGAAGAATCTTGTCTCAAGTAACAGACAACCTTGACAACGGTCTTGCGATACATCGACCTAGAATACTTCCGCTGTTTGCCAGCATAGTCAATGAAGATCCCATCAAAGCGATCCTCAAAAACTTCTGACTTACGAACGGATATTTTTCTAAATCGAGGTCTCTCAAGAGCCATCTGGAGCTCTTCTACAGAACCATGAATATCCTGTATAAGAGGCATCCATCCATAACGCAGTTCCAACCAACGGTTGGATATGGAGCCACGGAGCTGTTTCCGGCGAAGACCTAGGGTGTCAAAAACACCTTTGATATCGCCCCGTCTGAGCCTTCGCAACAAATCCGCAATGGTGGTAGCATTACTTGCGAACATTTTCTGAGCTTGTCCGTATTCAGCGATTGTTTGGGCAAGATTCACCCGTTGGTCTTTGACTTTCAGCCGTAAAGCTGTTTGCCAATCAACCTCCGGAGAAATCCCCCAGAAACCGTTGATAACGAACCCGTTCGGATCATCGTCGTAGTAAACTACTTTTCCACCCCCATACAAGGGTGCCGTCTCAGTCTGCGGCTCGCGAGAGTCGTAGTAGCGACGGTGCCCACCATATGGCGTAAGTGAACCAAGTTCACTCAGATTGCGGGGTTTGCGGCGAGGTTCTGGAACCGGTCTGGAATTAATAACCATACCGGGGGACCACGCACTACCAGGAAGATGTGTCACGCTGCCATCACTCCACTGGTACTCAACCCTCGAAATTACCTGAGGACGTAGCATTGTGGTGGTGGTAACAGGCATGAGATCTCCTTGATAAGTACGCTACCCAAAGCCAGATGGCAATGGGCGAGGTCGCGAGTTTCTTCTAAGGTTCAGTCATTACCTCTCACGAGGTAAACGTATCAAAACTGATGCGTTTGTGCGAACTCGGAGAGGATCAAGCTGCATTAAACTGCAGTTATGACCCTCACAAGAGAACATCCATCCGTCCTCCCGAAGGAGAGTTGCATAACGTGCCGGATAGAAGTCAAACGGTGAAACAAAGTACAACTTTGTGACTCTGCTAACTTCTTGACCGATACTCATGCTATCTCCTAAAGGGAATGAATGGACTCTGCACATGCAGAACCAAA